CATTCCCGAGGCCGATCAGGTCTCCATGGCCCGACGCGAAATTACGCTTCGCGTTGAAGTGGTCATTCCGATGGAAGCTGGCCTTCGCCTCGAAGACCTCGAGAAGACGAATCGCAGCATCGGTTCGCAGATCCTGAAGCCAACGAACATCGTGTTCGTCAACAACCAGGACGAGAACAAGGTAGGCAAACTTCACGCCTACATGTCCCGCTTCTTCGGCAACTTCAACACGCCCTACAACTGGGAGCTTACCGACGTCGTTGACCGCGATAAGGACGGCAAGCGAGTCAGCAGGGAACGGGCTCTGGACATCGCCATCAATCGTTGCAAGGGACACTTCTACGTCATTGCCACTCCTGGTTACGAATTGCCGGAGGACTTCATCCTCAACCTCGACCGGGCGGTCAATGACGACCTGGGCACCTTCATGATGGTTCTGCCCGAGGGAACCATCAATGGTCTGACGATGTCGATTCCCATGCACAAGCACGGGCTCATCTGTGGCAACGCACAGTCGGTCGTGAACATCGAGGGCGAGACTGACGTGCCGGCCATCGGAGAGCTTACTGCCGACTCTCACTGTCTGACGCTGAACACCGTTGCGGAGAAGATCCAATGGATTTCATTCGTTCACAAGAACCCGCACATGCTCAAGCCGCTGAAGGAAGTATGCCCGAAAGCGTAAAGCCTCTGGTGACGGTCGTCATTCCTTGTCACAACCACGTCCAGTGGATTAACGACGCCATCGACTCGATCAAGTACCAGGATTATCCGCACGACAAGCTACGGATCGTTCTGGTAGATGACGGGTCCAAGGATGGCTCGTCTGACTCGGTGGTGAAGCGTCTGTACCGGCCGCGGACTGGTAAGGCCAAGGGAATGGTTGAAGAGCCAGACATCGTCATCGGCAAGCTTGTGAATACGGACATCGAGCTTCTCCTGCTGAGGTTCACTCGCGGCCACGGTCCCAGTTTCTCCCGCAACCGCGGCATCGAAGCCCACTGGCACACAAGCGACTTCTTCGCGTTCCTGGACTCCGACGACACCTACGCACCGACGAAGATTTCCCGGTCGATCCAGGAGTTCCTGAAGGTCCCGGAAATAGTCGGCGTGGTCTATTCCGACTACGACACGGTCAACAGCGGAGGACTCAGGCTTCGCCAGTGGAAGGAACCGTTCAACCGTGAGCGACTGGTTAGGGAGTGCATCGTCAACTGCGACTCGGTCATCTCCAAGCTAGCGTTTGCCCATTGTGGCACGTTCGATGAGTCCATGAGAGTGGTAGAAGACTATGATTTGTGGCTCAGAATCTCGGAACGGTTTGTGTTGACCCACATAGCAGAATCTTTGGTAACCATCCGTGTTGGCGAGCACAGTTCATCAAGCACCGTCTCAAAAGAAGTATGGAACAAGTGTTATGCCAAAGCGTTTGAGAAGGCCAAGAGGAGAATCAGCGACAGCCAGGTTCGTAGCTAAGTGGGTTGGAAAAAGATTCGGTCGCCTCACAATCATTGGACACGGCGGCTATTACCAACGCCCCAGCGGAAAACGACTCAGCCTGCTGCGATGTGAGTGTGACTGTGGCAACATATGTATTGTTCAACGTGGAAACCTAGCAAGCGACAACACCACAAGCTGTGGATGCAAGCGTACCGAAACGATCCATAAGCAACGGTGGCGTGGTTGTGGCGAGCTATCTGGAACTTATTGGTACGTTGTTCTGAGAAACGCTAAGGCACGCGAGTTAGAGGTCACTGTCACAATAGAGCATGCCTGGGAACTATTCGTTAAACAGGGCGGCAAATGTGCCCTCACCGGTCTCCCTCTTAGGATGGACCGACACCTTCACCTGTCTCGTCGCAACAAACAAAGCAAACGCACTCAAACGGCATCTCTTGACCGCATCGACAGTAGCAAAGGCTACATCCCAGGCAACATCAGATGGGTACATAAGCGGGTCAATCTCATGCGACTAGACATGAGCGACGACGAACTGGTTCGTTGGTGCCTACGCATCCTTCGTGAAAGAAAGCGACAAAGATGCTCCACGTCCTGATTCCCGCCGCCGGCCTCGGTCGTCGAATGAAGAGCTACGGACCGAAGGCACTCATCAACCTTCAGGGTGAAACCCTGATCGAACGCCAGATCCGGCTCGTTCGCGAAGCGTTCCCCCGTGTGAAAATCACCGTGGTGGCCGGCTTCGAGGCTCATCGTCTCCGAGAAGTTCTTCCCAAGGACGTCCGTCTCGTCCTAAACCCCTACTACGAAACGACCAACGTCGCTTACTCCGTATCCATCGGGCTCCGGACAATCCCTCCTACCGTTCCCGTCCTGGTCGTCTACGGTGACTTGGTGTTCAACCTGGAAGCCCTGGCCGCAATGGGCTCTGGACGCTCCGGTGTCCTGATCGACTCACGCCAGGGCGTTCGGGAAGAAGAAGTCGGCGTCACCATGTTCGACAACAAGGTCACCCACTTCAGCTTCGGTCTCCCGGTCAAGTGGTGCCACGTCGCACTGCTCCAGCCGAACGAACGCAGCCTGTTCTGTGCGGCCCTCGCCGAAAAGCATCGTCGCCGCCACTTCGGATACGAGGCCTTGAACGAGGTTATCGACCGCGGAGGCGAACTCTGGGCCTGCCAGACCAAAAAGCTTCAGCTGGTCGAAATCGACACTTCCAACGACATCGCAGAAGCCGAGAAGATTTTCCTTCCAAGCCATTGACGCCCTGCAAACCCATGGGACAGTCCTCCTCGTTGTCAGCACGACGAGCTAGAGGATTTGCTAACATGGGTGTCACAATCCGTACCTGCACTGCTCATATCGCGGTGCTATCTCAACGCCAGATGGACTTCGCCGCGGGCGTGGCCAAGAGGCTGCACGACAAGCTTCGTAAGCGTGGGATCAAAGACGGACATGGACTGCGTAATGCGACCGCCGAGATGGAGTCGGGCGGGGCACAGTCAGAGCTTGCCGTGTCTCTCCTGCTTAACTGCGAATGGTCAGCAGGACAGGATGACCACCACTCCAAAGGCCCCGATGTCGGTGACCGTACCCAGGTCCGCAGCAGCAGCAAGCCCCGCAGTCACCACTCGCTCATCGTCCGCAGTAAGGACGTCGAGAAGTACGGCGATGTTCCCTTCGTCCTCGTGATCCAGGCCGGTCGTCGCTTCGAGGTCAAGGGCTGGATGATGGCCTTCGAGGCTCTCAAGGCCGGCAAGCTTTGGGACGGCGGCGACCGAAGTCGGCCTGACGCCTGGTTCGTTCCGGAAGAGAAGCTCCTCCCCATCGAAACGCTGGTGAATCCATGAGTCGGATCAAGACACTTCCTTTCATGGTCCTGTTCTTCATTAGTCCGATTGTGTGGATGGGATTGCTGGCTGGTCTCTGCGGCTATTTGGACATGTTCAAATCCTACGGCGACTGGTGCGTCGCCCAATGGAAATAACAAATGAGGAAGCCAACAGGCCCGAAAGTTGATCTGGTCGGCAAACACTTCGGCAAACTCACAGTCCGTAAGATGCTCGGCGTGAGGGAGGACACTCATGAGTACCAATGGGAATGTTCTTGTGAGTGCAACAACTCCGACCCGTTTGTTACCTATACAAGCCGACTGACCAACAAGAAGCGTGGAGTTAAAAGCTGTGGCTGTCTACTTGGTGAAGTGAAAAGGGCACAATCAGGACGACACTTCGAGCAAATCAACGGCTCTTACTGGTTCAGCCTCAAGTACGGTGCTGCTCGCCGAAATCTCGCGTTCACGATAACGCAGGAAGAGGCTTGGAATCAATTCACACTCCAAGGCGGTAAGTGTGCTCTTTCAGGAGAGCCACTAACGCTGACCATTGCTGCTGACATGCAGCGTGGCCTTCAGACAGCGTCGTTGGATCGCAAGGATTCTAGCCTCGGCTATGTATCCGGCAACATCCAGTGGGTACACAAAGTCATCAACGAAATGAAGTCTGACCAACTTGACCACGACTTCATCTCTTGGTGCTGCAAAGTAACCCTCCACAATCAAAGAGAACAATCATGAATGTCCTTTGCATATATACTGATGCCGGCCCGTCTTACGTGAGAACTGGATGGGGGCGTGTTTTCAAAGCGTGCGGACACAACTTTACCTTTTGGAAACAAAGCACTCCGGCATTCGATGCGTTCTCGGCCACCGATCCACAATTGTTCATTGGGACTACGTACGACCTGGATCGTGCCACGTACAAGAACATCGTGTCTCGGCCGAACATGAGGGTCATCCTCTTCGCGTCAGCGTGGGGGCCTTACCTCAAGGACGTGGACCCGAAGAAGTATTCGCTCGTGGTTGCCACTGAGCAGGAAAAGCGACTCGTCGAGAAGCTCAAGAAGGAAACCGGGAGGCCGGACTTCGTCTTCATCCACGCTCACGACAAGTGGCTCGAAGGCACCATGTCTGGCTGGCGTGACATCGGAATTGAGCCCGTGGGCATCCTGAATGCCGCGGACACGTTCGACTACCTCGGTGGCCAGGTCCGTCCGGAACTCGTCTGTGACGTCGCTTTCGTTGGCGGTTACTGGCCCTACAAGGCCCGGAACCTCAACAACTACATCCTGCCTTTGTGCCATCCCGACAGCGGCCTCAATGTGAAGGTCTTCGGCAACTCCCCCTGGCCCACGGAGAAGTACCTGGGCGGCATCGAGAACCACGATGTTCGCGACCTCTTCGTGTCGGCCACCGTGTGCCCCAACGTGTCTGAGCCCCACAGCACGGACCTGGGATGGGACGTCATTGAACGCCCCTTCAAGGTGCTCGCAGCTGGTGGCTTCTGCGTCTCCGACTACGTGCCTGAAGCTCGTGACCTCTTCACTGAAGAGGAACTCCCTATGGCTGAGAGCCCGAGCCAGATGGCAGGGATGATTCGTCACTTCGTCGAATGCCCGGAACTTCGTCAGCGATTCATCGACGCGGGGCGTCGCAAGGTACTGTTAGACCACACTTACTTTGATCGGGTCACACTTATGTTTGACCACCTTGGATTACCAACCGAATCAACTCGCGTATTGAAGGTGAAAGGCGAGTTGTTGAAGGGGCTCGTGTAATGTTCGGGACTCGTTCGCAAAACAGGACCAGATTCTCTCATATCGACGAAGCTGCCCTGAGGTCTGTTCAGAACCAGGGTCTCACGATTGCGGAGCAGGCCAAACGCCTAGAGTGCTCTGTAAACATAATAAGGCAAAGGGGAATTAAGTACGGCGTGTATGAGGCAAAGTCCATCCGTGGTGGCAATATCCCCATTGCAGGCCCAATCATCAACACTGTCTGGTCAAGACTTACTACAAGGGCAAGAAACAAGAACATCCCATTTGATCTGACACCAGAAGAGGCGGCATTACAGATTAGTGAACAAAATGGGCTATGCACGTACACGGGTTTAACTCTTGCGTTTCCCAAAAGCCCAGACGATGTTCAGGCCGGAAGATACACCGCTTCTCCAGACAGGATCGAGTCGGCAGTTGGCTACGCCGCCACCAACTTCCAGTGGATTCACAAAATTGTCCAAATCATGAAGAACTCGTTTTCACATGGGTTGTTCGTGGCGACGGTCTTGCGGATTGCACTATACCTATTTTCCAAGACTGGACTTGACAAGAACCAGTTCTATCAGTGGTGCGAAGAAAACAGTAAGCACGGCGAGTTGTGCGAAGGAAATTATAATGACCCAGAAAGTCTCAATCATCATCAGCAGCCACAACAGGCTCCCACTGTTTCGCCGGGCCTTGTGGTCCATTGCGACGAGACCACCCACTTGCCCTTTTGAAGTCGTGGTAGCCGACGACGGCTCCCACGAAGATGTGCTTGGCGAACTTCGCACGTTTTCTGCACGTTTCCCGTGGAAGTTCATCCGCGTGGACGTCAGCGAGTTCGTGTTCAAGACTGGCATCGAGAAGTTCCACAACAATCCTTGCCTAACGAATAACATTGCCTTCCGCCATAGCACTGGCGACCTGATCTTCCAACAGGGGAATGAGGTCATTGCTTGGGACAACGTCTACGACCGGCTAATCGCCGATTGTGATGGCGAGCACGCCATGGTGATGTCCACCACCTACGACGTTCCCCAGCAGTACCTGGACCTCCTCGACCCCTACGGGCAGAACCTGACGCCAGGCCTAGTTGGCGAGTGCCGGCGGTGGCCTCTCCAAAGCAAGGCCTACCGGTCTGACGTCACCAACTACATCTGTCTCGCCACCAGGGCGGTCTGGGAGAAGCTGAACGGCTACGACGAGCGGTACTTCGGCGGCATCTCAGCGGAAGACTCTGACTTCGTCCGACGAGCCCGGTGTCTGCCAGGGTTCAAGCAAGTCATTTCTGAGGGCGTGAGCCTGCACCAGTTCCATGGCGGGAAGACGTGCTACTACAGCCCCAAACCCAACGTCATCACCCAGGCCAGGTGGGATGAGGGAGTGGCTATCAATCACGCCGTCTACCACGCTTGGGACAATACCTTTCACAACAGGACTCCCTGGAAGACTGGAACTCTCGGCGTGACCGAGGTCGTCTCCAACACCAAGTAAGCAGGAGAGACATGCGAGCATTAGTTACTGGCGGGTCTGGCTTCATCGGTAGCCACCTGATTCGTCGCCTCGTGGCTTCGCCGGAAATCACCAGCATCGTGTCAGCCTCACGTTCGTGTGGGGAGTCCGTGCTGGAGATAGGGAACGGACGGTTCTGGATTGGCAACGTCAAGTGCGACGTGACCTCCTTTAACAGTGTCCGTGACCTGTTCAACGCCTTCACTCCTGACGTCATCTTCCACTTAGCCGGGAACCCGTCCATCAGATGTGACAGTCCGCTCATGACCCAGGACAACATCCTTGGCACCCACAACCTCCTGCACTGCTGCAAAGAGGGCACCATCTTCGTCCTGGCCTCATCAGCATCGGTCTACGGCAACAACGCCGCCACATGTGCAGATGAGATGACCCGATTGGCCCCGAACTCAGTGTACGGAGCTACGAAGGTCGCCAGCGAGGCCCTTGTTAACGCCTACGTCGAGTTGGGCAAGATCAATGGTATCAGCCTTCGGTTGGTCGCCAACGTCGGATCTGGGGCCACTCACGGGCTCATTAAGGACGTGGTCCGCAAGCTCGTGTCTCCTGAGCCCACACTGAACCTTCTGGGAAACTCACCTGGCTCCATCAAGCCCTTCGTCCACGCCCAAGACACAGCGAACGCCTTCGTCCAGGCCGCACTGGATGGCTGGTACAGACGCTATCGCGTGCTGAACCTGTCATGCGAAGACGAGATGTCGGTCCTGGACGTAGCAACGTTGGCCAGGGAGATTCTCGGCATCAACAAGGAACTGACCTGGAGCGGCTCGGCCGGCACCTGGAAGGGCGACAATCCGATAGTTCGCGTCGCCAGCTGGCGGGCGAGAGTTGAAGGTTGGAAGCAGCGGTTCCCCAGGTCTCGGGAAGCCGTGGCACAGGCAATCAAGGAACTAGGAGGACACCATGACATCGCGTGAGTTCTGTTATTGGCTACAGGGCTTCTTCGAGGTCCACGACGCCGGCCTGAAACCGGATGAAGTGCGGACCAACGACGGTCTCATCGGAGAAAAGGTGCGGTGCATCAAGCAACACCTGGCGTTGGTGTTCAAACACGAGATTGATCCGTCCTACGGCGACGCCAAACATCAAGAAGAGCTTCAGAAGATTCACGACAATGTTGACGGCCTGAGCAAAACAGTTGCCGGTCTCGTCAGTAAGGACACAAGGATCAGGTGCTAACATGACCAACTTCAACGTTCTCGTTACTGGGTGTGCCGGATACATAGGCACTACCCTATGTGCTTCCCTGCTGAGACAGGGCTGTCGCGTCATGGGCGTAGACAACCTGATGTTCGGAGATTTTCAAAAGGCGGCTCTCATGCCGCTTCTCTTCAACAAGAACTTCCACTTCTACCAGGGCGACGTTCGGCACACCACGCAATTACGTTTCCTCGTCTCGAAAGCAGACGTGGTTATCCCGCTCGCGGCCTGGGTTGGTGCTCCGATCTGCTCGAGAGACCCGGTTCAGGCAACCGAGGTCAATTTCGGGGCGATAGCCTCGTTGGTCCATGACATGTCGAAACAACAACGACTCATCTACCCGAACACCAACTCGGGCTACGGCGAGACCGATGGGACTAAGTTCTGCACAGAGGAAGATCCGCTCAACCCCATCAGCATCTACGGTATTTCCAAGTGCGACGCCGAGAAGGTTGTCCTCGAGCACCCCAACTCGGTCGCGTTCCGCTTAGCTACGGTGTTCGGTGGTAGTCCCCGTATGCGGTTCGACCTGATGGTGAACGACTTCACCGAGAAGCTTTGCCGCGGCGGAACGCTGGAGGTCTTTGATCCGGACTTCAAGCGAAACTTCGTCGGAGTCAAGGATGTGGCTCGGGCCTTCAGCTTCGCCGTCTTCAACCACGAGTTGGCCGGCGTCTACAACCTAGGTTACCCACACGCCAACCTCACCAAGATCGAACTCGCTTACCAGATTGCTGCCACGTTGGGCCTCGGCAGGGAAGCGGTCGTGGTGGGCTCCGGCTACGATCCGGATCGGCGGAACTACCTCGTCTCCAGTGACAAGATCCGCAAGGAAGGCTTCGAGTTTGAGCACACGCTCGAGCGTGGCATCACCGAAGTGTCGAACGTCTGCTCGTTGTTCAGTGAGAAACACACCCGTTGCATGAGGAACGTATGAAGAACTTTGACGACCCGTTTTTCAACGCACTCGTGGCTATGGCGACCTACCGCGGACCATCTGCGTGGCAGCTAGTCGCGTTTTTCGGGGGCATCTTCCTGGCCAGTTGCGGCCTCGGCGTTTTCGTGACATGGCTCGTGATGCGATAGTGCCAGAACTCACGCTCGGCGTGTAGTACTAGGCATGATTATCAGCCGCACACCATTCCGCGTCTCCTTTCTTGGAGGGGGCACTGACTATCCCTCCTGGAGTCGCAAACACGGCGGTCTCGTAGTCGGCGGGGCGATTAACCGGCACTGTCACATCAGTGCCCGTTATCTCCCTCCCTACCACGATTACAAGACCCGCGTCGTGTACTCGGCCATCGAAGCCGTGAAGGACAACTCTGAGATCCAGCACCGAGCCATCCGCGGTGTGCTCGCATTTCTTGGACTGGACAAGCCTGACGGGCCGGGCCTGGAAATCTTCCACCAATCCGACATCCCCGGTCGGTCTGGGACCGGCTCGTCCTCTTCTTTCGTCGTCGGCCTCGTCCACGCCCTCAAGTCATTGAAGGGCTGGTATGCCTCTCCTGCTGAGCTAGCCAACGACGCCACCTTCATCGAACAGGTCAGCCTGGCAGAGTCGGTGGGCAACCAGGACCAACTCTTCGCGGCCTACGGCGGGCTCCGATACATCAGGTTCCGTCCAGATGGCGACATGACCATCTACCCGATCCCCCTCAATCCCGAAAAGGTCAAAGAGTTGGAACAACACCTGCTCCTGTTCTTCACGGGGGTCGCCCGCACTTCGTCTGACGTTGCCAAGCAGTATGTGCCCACCCTGGCCGAGCGTGAGCAGGAACAGTGGGCCATGCTTCGTCTGGCCGAGGATGGCATTGAGGCCGTCCACCGTTGTCAGTGGGAATTGCTAGGGCAACTGATCGACAAGGCGTGGCGTATCAAGTCCTCATTTCCAGGAGTGAGCAGCCCTTCCATCGACAATTGGTACTGCATGGCCCGTCTCTCCGGAGCCTGGGGCGGCAAAATCACTGGTGCTGGCGGTGGCGGTTGCATGCTTCTGGTTGCCCCTCCCGAGAAGCGTGCCGCAATCGTTGACGCCATGCAAAACGTGGGTATGGTTCATATTCCTTTCCGCTTCGACCTTGACGGGTCATCCATCGTCTATTGCGACAAAACGAACCAATGAATCACTCTCGCGTGTTTGTCACTGGTGCCTACGGTTTTCTGGGGCAACATCTGGTCCGTGCTCTTTGTGAGTACGAAGACATTGACGTGTACCAAGCCCGTCATTCGACCCTGCCGTCATTCGGCTGCAACCTCCTCGTGCCAGAACATATTGACAACGTGTTCAGCAACAGTGGTCCGCTTGATTACGTCTTCCACTTGGCCGGCTACAACGGCGGCATTGCGTTCAACGCCAAGGAGCCAGCCCGCATCTTTGCCGACAATACCATCATGGCACTGAACGTCATGGAGGCCTGTCGGCGGCACAAGGTCAAGAAGGTCGTCAGTGTGGTGGCGTCGTGTGCATATCCAGCAATGACTCAGAAGTTCTACGACAACGCCTGGCCAACTGGACAAGAAGCATGCACCGAAGAGCCGCGTGAAATCTGTCCAGAGTATGACTTCCTTGAAGGCCCACCTCACGACAGCGTAGCCTGCCACGGCTATGCCAAACGCAACCTGCAACTAGCATCGGCCTTCTACCGAAAACAGTACGGTTTGAACGCCGTCTGTGCTTGCCCAACCACCCTCTATGGTCCAGGCGACTCCTTCGACCCGGAACGGACGAAGGTAATGGGAGCCATGGTCAAACGCTTCGTGGACGCCGCCGACGATAAGGCCCCCACCGTTTCCGTGTGGGGCAGCGGCAACCCCATGAGGGAGTTCCTCTACGTGACCGATGCAGCAAAGCTCCTGATCGAAACCATGCTGCACTACGACGACAGCGAGCTTCCGCTCAACCTGGGCACCGGGCAAGAAGTGTCCATCATGGGGTTGGCCGCGTTAGTGGCAGACGCAGCAGGCTTCGAGGGAACAATCTCCTTCGACAATTCCAAGCCGGACGGGCAGTACCGAAAACGCCTCGACACGGCTCGGATGAACCTCGCGTTACCACCGATGGAATTTACGTCGCTCAACGAGGGTATTCGTCAAACCGTGCAGTACTATCGGGAGACCAAACATGCTCGGCTGGCTGGCTAACCTCCTGCTTATCTTCGGCTCGCTTCTGATCGGCCGACAGAAGAGGGAAGCGTTCGCTCTGACCTTAGCAGGAGAGGCCCTGTGGCTCATCCTGTCGCTTCAACGACACGAAATTGACGCCGCGTTCCTCTGGTTCGTTTTCGCGATTCTTTCGATCAGAAACTACCACCTGTGGGGTATTAAATAATGGTGAAGCTCGGTATCGCAGTTAAGGATCTGGGGCCGTCTCAGCTTAACTTCAACATGATCCGGGCGGCGAACTCGCTAGTCATGTCACGTCCCGACATCGACATCATCGGGTTCTACGAGAACATCCAGCGGCACTGCCTGGCGATGAACTTCGCCGTCATGCAGATAGCTGAAGCCTTCGCTTTCGACGGCACAGTTGTCGCCACCACGTTCTCGACCGCAGAGAAGCTCCTCCGGTTCCCGTCGCCCAAGAAGCGACTGTTCTACGTGTGGGATCTGGAATGGCTTCGCAGTCCGCGGACGCCCTACCGCACCTGGCAGGCCGTCTACGGCAACCCTGAACTCACGCTGTTGGCCAGGAGCCAAGACCACGCAAAGGCCATCGGACAGGCCTGGAATCGCGAGGTTGGCATCCTGGAAGATTTTGATTTGGAGCGTGTCCTCTGAAAGAACACTTCCTCTTTACGGCCGCGGGCAAAACGTATCTCGAATCCGAGTACGACCGCAAGGGCCGCAGCACCTACGACATCTCGAAAGAGCACCACACGTATCCCAACTTGGTCAACCGGGCTCTCCGGTTCCACAAGATCCAAGTGCGGGACAAATGCGAAGCCCAGAAGAAAGCTCTCGAGTCAGGTCGTCATCCCCACCCCACGCGGGGTAAACAACGTCCCGATGATGTGAGAGAACGAATCTCAGCAAGCAGGAGAAAGCCAGATGCCCCAAGACAGTGAAACGGGCGAAGACTTTGGCTTCAACCAAGCCGAACTCGACGACGAAAGCTCGATCCTTTCGCTCGCGGACCTCGACGCCCAGGAGAAGAAGCTCGTGCCCGTTGAGCCTGAGGAGGAAGAAGAGGAAGCGAAGCCCGAGCCCAAGATGACCGATCCGGAGTGGTCGGATTTCGTGATGAGCCAGTTCGCTGACAACGAAACCAGCCTCGATGGCAACCCGTTTGTCGCGGGCCTTCGTCGCGTAGCCCGTAAGGTGCTCGGCCCTGTCATCACCAGCCGGTCTCGGATCGTGCAGGCCCCTTCCCTGCTACCTGGCGGCGATACCCGACTTCAGCCGGCCGTTGTCGAACACACACTCATCTTCCTTTGCACGCGGGTCGAATCGGGAATGGCCGCGTACGAGATGGAAGTTACCGACGTGGCCGACGTCTATTTCGGCAACTGCGAAGGCGAGTACGCACGGTTTGCCTCCTCGACTGCCGCTACACGAGCCGAGGCACGAGCGTACCGCAAGGCCCTGCTATTGAATCGTGTGGCGGAAGAGGAAAAGACCCTGGTGCCTCTGGAGGACGCTGGTGTGGATGGGTGCATTACTAAAACGCAGATCAACTTCATCGACATTCTCTGCAAGCGAAACAACGTGAATGTCATGAAGCTCGTGAACAGCGGCAAGAAGAAGTACGACGACATCAAGGAAGTGCCTTCGACGACCGGAGCCAAAATCGTCGAATACCTCAGCGGTCTTCAGAACGACCAGACGAAAGTCACTGAGGCCATGAAGGGCTACGACGGAACGTGGCGACAGTAAGAGCTATTCAGGCCACTGTGGCTTGAGAGTGTTTGGTGACAGATTTCTGTAGGAGTTGTTTGTGGAAGCATTGTTGAAGACCCCGTGTGCGACGTTCAAGGTGGAAGCCGCCACGCCCAAGGACATGTTCAAGGCCATCGCCCAGACCCAGGAAATCTTCTGCGAAGAGAAGTGTGGTCTGTGCAGCAAGAACCGTCTGCGGTACGTCGTCCGTGAGGTCAAGGGAAACGAGTTCCCCGAGCTTCATTGCCTCGACTGTCGGGCCAAGCTGGTGTTCGGCTACTCGAAGGCCAAGCCGGGCCAGATGTTCCCGATCCGGAAGCTCACCGAAGAAGGCAAGCCCTGTCGGAAGACCGGTAAGCCAGGCAAGCACAACGGCTGGACGAAGCACATGTCCAACGTTGAACCCGAGGTCGGCGAGGAGTAAGCAGGAAAGAAGTCATTGGGACAGAATCGGGTGGCACACGCCACCCGTTTTTGTTATCCTGTGTGCATGACCGTTCAACACCTAATCGACCGATTGCGAACCATGCCACCAGACGCTCCTGTTCTGATGGCACGTATTTTACGCGATGGGGTCTCGTTTGGAAAGATGTCCATATCAGCCGTCGCGTCGAAGGACGGAGAGGTCTTGTTGTGCGATCCGGACATGGTCGCAATTCTCAGGGCGTCGCTAGAACGTCAATGAAAGAAGCCGGCTCACGCCGGCTTTTTTCGTTGGAACTTTCGAGGGAACTTTCGTTGAAAGTTACCGAACATGGTCGTCGCTGGTTGCGATAGGTGCTTGACCGGTCCCATTACAAACGGAACAAGTCTCGTAAGGGCTGTCACAGGAGCCCGGATTTGCTGCACGCACTCTTCCGGTTCCCTTGCAGTTCTTGCACTTCATTACAGATACTCCAAGCTTACGTAGAGTCCGTACTGGCTCTTCGCTCCGATTGACGTCGGGCTCGCGGACATGGCGACGTACCAGTCGTGCTGCGTGTCCGTCCAGTTGCCGTTGTTGCCGTTGCCGGCGAACTGACCGCTGCAACCGGGGCTCGGAGCAAGCGAGACGATGACGCCGGTCCCGCCTGGGAACAGCCACGCGGTGTCACCCGATCCATTGTTGCTCTGGGTCAGGCTGGGGTGGATGACCTCTGCGATGGCCGTGGTGACGCCGGAAGCCGGGTTGTTGGTGCTGGTGCGGTCGTAGATGTAAAGCTGGACGTTCTGGGTCTTGACCGCGGTGTCGTAGTTGAAACGAATGTTGAGCGGACATTGGGCGTTAGGAATCGCCGTGAGAGCAACACCGGTGCCGACCTGGCCGAGAATGCCGGACGCCGCGTTCAGGTACTTCGTGTTGGGGACTTCAGGCCCTTGATTCACGCCGTTGCCATCAGTGATGTAGGTGTGACCCTGCCAGGCCCCGACTCGCACGGAGTTGCCCCAGCCGGAGTCACCGAAGAAGCCCAGGCCAGAACCAGAAAGGTCTTGGATCGTGCTCAGGCCACCCAGGAATGCGATATTAGCGGACATCGATGCTCCGTGTCAGATTGAGAAGTTGTCGTAGTACAAATACACCGGACCGACGGCAACTTTGTCCGACTGCATCCGGACATGTCCGAATGTCCGGACTAACAGTCCACGGCCGTGATGAACCACTTGTTCTCGCGGGGAGCGTAGTTGGCAATCACATCCTTGCTGCCAGAGATTCCGGTGCCTCTGGACCAATTCCAGACGGTCAGAAGCTCGTTAGTGAGCCCATTGGGGTCGTACAGCTTCAGACTACCACTACCAGAGGCGGCAATGACGGACTGGGTCTGCCCACGGGCAGTGCCATGGCACGTCCACACGCCCCGTGAGGCGTCCCAAAGGGGGTCAAGCGGCCCAACCCTCCACTTATCGGATCGGGTGAGCGTATCGGCGTCCCAGGCGGCTCCAGAGCCAGGCCCCGGCACTGCGTTCCCCTGCCAATCGAATCCCCATCCCGAAATGACCACCGGTCCCCTCAGAGCCAATGGCCGAGCGTTAGCCCCAGTCGCGTTACGACGCTGAGCGTGCAGGCCCTGGTAGGTATTGCCCCAAGCGTAAACCTCGACGTCGTTGTAGCCCTTCCACGGGTCCAGGGTGGCCACGTTCGCAATTGCCCCAGTGACCGATGGGGTCGCATAGCTTGGCATTAACAGTCCGTTGCCAGGTGCCGTACAGAACGGCCTCAGCAAACCACTGAAGCTCATCATGCCTGTGGCCTGGAAAGCAGAATCGTCGTCAGCATTGGACAGTGGAATCGCCTCTTCGTACGTCATCGCCGACAGGCCGATTCTCGTCATCCCGCTCGGGTCAGCTTCGCTGTAGCCCACGAGCACATCGTACGGAGACTCCTTCTTCACCTGCTTAGGGGCGTTCTCCATGAAGGCCTTGGCAGTCCTATTAGCAGCAAGAACCGCGTTCTGCTTGAGCGACTGCTCCTTGAACGCCGCACGAACAGATCGACCCAGACCCTGGGAGATAAGGCCCATTCGCTTGAGTCGTTCGCCAAGGTTGCGGTTGAAGACGCCGTACCGAGGTGTAAACGTCTGGAAGCGATACGTGGTCGTGACACCCTGGGTTCCATAACTCACGTCGATATTGGTGACGTTCGGGCCACTGGTCTGAAGAACGTCTCCCAAAGACACAGTTGGAGCCCCAGCCAGTTCCACTTGACCGGCTTCGGAAATGGTCATGTTGGTCACGGCCTGGTTGACGCGAGCCGCACCAGCCAGGTTCATGAAGTCCCATCCGCCGTAGTTCCACGGGGTTAACGTTGGGTCTTGATCGAACTTCACCTTGCCGGCCGCACCAGCCGCGAACCATGGGCCGTACTGAAGGATGTTGCTCTTGAGCGGGATTGCCGCCGCATCGGGATAACGAAGAGCCGGCTGAACCCTAATGCCAAGGCTGCCATATTGAGACTTGAGCACCATATCCTGGAAGACTGCTGGTGCAAGCTGATGAGCGGCTGCCAGTAGGTTTTTGTCTCCAGTGAAATCCGACGCTTCCTCAAAAACTGGAGACTGTAGGGCGACTATCGCGTACGGACCAGGATTGAACACGATCTGAGAAGCTACCTGTGCCTCCATGAACAGCGTGTTGCCTTCGATGGCCGTGCCCTGTGGGTTGACGTGAGAGAGGTCAGCACCCTGAATGTTGTCGAACTCGACGAAGCACCGGAAACGTCCATCCTGAAGCCTGAAGATGTCCTGGTTCAGATCGGACAATCCGAGCGGAGCCGAGCCATCAGGAAGAAAGCCGCCTTCCGCCACGTCATAACTACTCTCGACCCGAAGCGTTTCTGGATCAACGTTGCGAAGGATGAACGGCAACGGCACCAGGAATCGCCTGCCCATGGCTTCATCAGCGAAACCCTTGACGTACTCGTACATTCGCGTGACTTTGGCGAATAGGTCAGAAATAAGGGCTAGCTTGGCTTGGGCAATAGCGTTGCCGCGTTCGTCATTGACCATGTCCTGTTTGCGAACATTGCCATTGGCACCCATGTTCTTGATGGTCGTCAAAGTGGTTAGGCCAATTCTGTCCGCCATACTTTTTCGCTGATGGATCATGAACGACGACCAAGTGTTGAGATTACACTTAGCCATTCGCATCTCAAGCAGAGAACACGGATAATCGGTCTGGCCGATGATGTCAGCAACGGGCTGTGCGTTGAGGTTCATGAACTCCGTGGCAACAGAGCTACTGATGTTCCCGGCTGCGTCTTTCAGATCAAACGTTCCATCCACGCTAACAATCGGGTTGCCAACGATATCGAAGCCCCAGAAGGCCTGGACTGAGTTCGACTGGTAGAGCGTGGTGACCTCGCCGCCCACCAGGAAAGACGAAGTGACTTCGTGGCGTGCCTCGATACCAGAAGAGGAACGGACAACATTGCCCGTGTTGGTGTTGACCAACGCCGTGATAGTGCCAAGCGGAGGCTGGGTTGCCCTACTGACCGTGCGAACACGGATAGTGAAGCCGCGAAGCTCCACGAAAAAGTCGCACCCGCCATCCTCGCAAGCTTGAGCAATCAACTCGAGCAGCGAGACGTTGTTTCCACCCACACGATAGTAGATGGGCGGGGATGGCACTTCGGACAGATCAAGACTGTAGGTGACGCCGCGATAGTTGAGTGGACCACCGTAAGTACCAACGAAGGGCTGGTTGGCCATGGCAACAACAGCATCGCGGACCTTGGTCCAGGGGATACCAGCATCGTTTGCGAGAGATCCACCGAAGCCGCCGTTGGCAGCGTCTTCCCACCAGCCGTAGGCATTGAAGAGATTGGGGATGGACCCCACCGAACCAGAGTACCCGGCGATGACCACCTGGGCTCCGTCAAGAATCTCTCTGGGGTCTACGCAAACAACATCGTAGACAGGAAGGCCATTGACGTCGTTACGCCTCTCGTACTTCTGGAGGAGGCCGAAGAAGTTGAACGAGCCGACCGTAAAGAAGATGGGGGTGCCGACAGGCACGGGAGCAAATAGGTCACCATTGGCCGGATCTTCCACGAGAGCAACCGATAGCTGGCTCGGCTGTCCCATGTTCCAACCGATAGACGAAGTGAATCCACGAATGGACGCACCCAGAAACGTCGCTTGCGTAAAAGACATGTCTACTCCTACAACGCCTTGCCGCGGTTGCAGCAGAAGGTCGTGTTCCGAGAATACCGGCCGTCATAGTCGAGCCAGTTCTCGTCGTCCTGTTCAATGAATACCGAACTGCCAATGCCGATTGGCGTGTATCCCAACACCAGGGCCGCGGTCGATGGTTTGGTCGGCGTGAAGACCATCGTCTTGCAGGGCATCTGGACCTCGATGGTCACGTTGCGACGAAACTCAGTGATGGTCTGGATTGCCTGCAATATCGGCCCAAGGGCTCGGCCGAGCACGGGAATGCGTGCGAACACGTCGGCCGGGTTTCGGTCAACGACTGAAATCTTCTCCCACTTTGCTCCGGGCACGGTGGCCGTTGGGCGGTCATCGTATTCGTGGTGGTAAGAGATGGTGCCGTTGACCTCGTTGGCACCGACCTGAGTATTGAGCACGGTCGGATTCAGCGTGACACCGGACACGGTCTGAGCCCTCGTCAGCAGGGAAGCCATCACGGTCGCCCACTTGCTAGAGGCGTTCGTGTAGCGACTGGACGTCACGGCATACGTGGTGTTGTTGCTCACCTGCAAGCCAGTGATATTACCTTCGACGCTAACGCTCGACCTGCCCTCTTGGGAAACTCGTGTCGTGACCGTGCAGTCATCGATAGCTGGGGCCTCGCCCTGGGGGTCGTAGCAGAGCCACGTCTCCGTGACGCCAAAGAACCCGCCAAGTTCATTGGCGTGCTGGGCTCGTAGGTAGTTGTAAGCCGCGAGATTCGTGGCATCGAGCACGCCTGGGGCCGACATCCTCTCCGGCTTGATGCCAAGGCCGATCATGTTCAGGACGTAGTCCTTGGCGTTCAGCCAGGACTCTTGGGTGATGCTCCCGTCTGGCTCGAACACCCGTTGACCAGTCGCCGTGACGGAATGGGTCAAGCGAAAGGTGTGCTTGGCTTCATCAAGAGGCTCGATGTTCCACTCTTCAGTTGCCTTGGAAATCTTCGAGTTGATGCAGAAATCCTTGAGCCCAACGATACAGTTCGTCTCCATCGTGATGACGTAGTCTGCCGTCTCGGCCCAGTGCCCTTCGGGGAACTCAATCCGCTTGATCTTCGGATTACACTTCATCGGGGTCGATCCGTCGATGGGGTCGATCTCAAATACGTGGCCATCAGTCGAGAACAACTCGTTGATTGCTTCCTGCTTACGCAAGATCGAGCCAAGCCACTGATCGGACGTTAGCGTCTCGCTGGGTGGATAGTCGGGCTGATCCCAGAATGTTTCGCTGGAATTGGGAGATCCCATCCAGGCCACCATTTTGCCGCGAACCACAATCGTGTAGGTCTGGCCAATGGGCTTGCCATCGTCCTGAGTGTTCACTTCTTTGGAGATGGCAATGAACGGAGCCGGAATCAATCGTTTGCTGTTGTACGCTACTGGCATGTTAGAAACCGTGTGTGTAGAGCTTGCCGGCCAGGCTGACTGGACCAACCACGTCAGGCATTGATAGCGGCATCGTTCCGGTGGGAATCACAGCACCGCGAGCAAACAAGGTCGTCTGCTGATTAGCAGGAGAGCCAGGCCCCTGGATGTAGAGGCTCATGGCATTACTAGGGACTCTGGCTAGGTACAGGTTCATCGAGCGTTGTTCGCCCAGTGCTCCTGGAGTTGAACCATCGCCAGACACGTACATGGGTGCAGATAGCGTTCGGCCCGAGTCTTGATTCCAGGCCACCAACCCGAGACCGGCCGATTTGCGTGGTGCCTCTCCACCGGTCCACAGATTCATGTTCCTTGGTGCCGACACGGTAGTCGGACCGCTGACGAACAAGTTCATTCGTCGCGGATAAGTGTTACCGCTCGTGGCTTCCAAGAAGAGCGGTCTCGAAACCGAATATCCACTAGCCGTAGACCCCACCGCAAAAAGAGTTGCACTCGATTGCGAAGGCTGGCTGTAGCCAGTCACGAACAGACTCATCGGCCCGCGAGTAGCGGCGGCATGGCCGTGTAAGTAAAGCGACAACGAGTTGTTGAAACCGCTGGGTGCTGGCATGCTACACGTTGACCCCCGCGTCCGGCAGCTTGTCCTTGAAGACCTGCCGGATTGCGTTTTGGGTTTGCTCCTGAACCATCTTCTGAATCTCAGGCGTCAGCCTCGTCAACATCTCGGCCCCATTCAGGGTCACTTCTACCCGCTGCTCGCCCGTGACGGTCAGCGTCCGCGGCATCTTGGTCAATGCGTCAGTCAAGGCCGTGGCCTGCCCGCTGAAAGCCGTCAAGGCCTGTACGAACGAGCCCACGCTCACGCCGAAGTCCTTGGTGCAATTCCCAAAGGCAGCCAGAGAACCATTCAGATTCTCGAAGGCCTGCTGCACTTCCGGGCTAAGGCCGCTGTTTCCGCCCTGGACATCGCCGCCGCCGGCTAGGTAGCCGACCATGCCGCCCTTGTTGAAGTGGGCGAGGTTCCCGGCACCAGCACGGGCCACGGACGAAGTGTTGAGAACGAACTCGCCAGGAGTCAGCAGGGCAGGCACGCTGTCGCCACCACCAACCATGCCACCAGTGGCGAACCTCTGCGGCTGTACGTATTGGTCCCTTGCCCGACGAGCGTTCGGATCTCGGAACGTCGCCAGATCATTCAACTCCTGTTGCCTGCTCAGGCTGCGGATGCCAGCGTTACCAATGTCCTGATTTTGGGAATTGGCGAAAGCCTGCCGATGAGCGAAGTTGGACACGGCCCCCTGGTAGTGGAAGTTGTAGGCAGAGTTTCCCTGCTCATAGGCTTCCAATCCCTTGCGGCCACCAAACGACTTCTTGACGTTCTCGTTCAGTTGCCGACGAGCAGCGACACGACGACGGGCAGCTTCCGCTACCTGACCATCGCCTTCGCTCGCTTCGAGGTCGGCCCTCTGCTGTTCAGTGAGGGCGTCATACCGTGCCTGTTGAGCCTTACGAAGATTGAAGGCATTCAGGAAACCCGAAGAGGCCCCGTAGGGATTCGTAGCCGCCTGAATCCTAAGCTGCTTCGTGAGGTACTGGCCTTCAGTCAGGCCTCCCAAATCTGGGCCATCAACAGCGGCGTTAGCCTCTGCCGGTTTTCGGATTGCCGGAGCAACCACAGCGGGTCGGTCAGCCTCCTCTTCCCTTCTTGGTCCTGGCCCAACCTTATCCCCGCCTGGGAATGGCAGGTTGAACCCACCGCCAGCCACGCCCTCGCCAGGGAACGGTAAGTTAAAGCCGCCGCCACCGACAGCCTCGCCGGGGAACGGAAGGTTGAACCCTCCACCAGCAGCTAGGTAGACAACGCCCCCTTTAGCCAAATACGAGGAACCCTTAGCGTTGTTGATATGGTGCAACAACGCCTTGTTGGCCTGAGCAGACTCGGCGTTCACTACGAACTCGCCAGGCGTGAGCATGGCCGGAACGGTATCAGACCCACGGGACTTGAAGATCGAGCCACCGCCAGCGAAACCTTCGGCGTTAGCCGCCTTGTTGTCTTGACCGCGACCTAACTGGCCATTGATCTCGGCAATCTTCTGCTGGAGCGTGTTGAACTGATCCGTCGTCGCACGAAGGTTTTCATCAAGACTCTTCAGGGTGTTTCCAGAACCGAAAGAGTCGAGAGCGGCAAGAAACTGAGCCTGACCACCAGCCCTTCCTGTTGCTTCCTCGATTGCGGCAGGACTGAACTTGTCTTTCTGGAGAGCTTCCTGTGCCGGAGCTAGCCTGCCCTTTTCAATCCCCGTAATGCTGGACTGCGAGGCTTCGATCAGAGACTGTTTCAGCAGTTGTCGGTACTGAGCACCATTAATCCGATCCTGCCCATCCGGAAGATCGAACTCGTTGATGTTCTTTCGATTGGTGTTGTAGGCGTTAGTAACAAAGCTCTCGTCAGTGACGCCATAACCCTTCAGGGCTTCCCTGAACCGTCCCAGCTGACCTTCGAGCGGTCCAGTCCTGGTCTGATTCTCGATGTCATTGATGGCAGTGTCACTGGTAACCCGGTTCCTTTGGGTACTGAAATCTTTGATAGCCTGACGAGCGTCAAATAATGCCTGGACCTTCCCCCTGTCCGCTTGAAGGTTACCAAGCTGTGTGTCATCCTGTACGCCGGCAGTACGGAGAATGCCACGCTGTTGGTCCAAATCCCGAAGGCCACTCAAACGCTTGCCGACGTCTCCAATTTGGATTTGTGCTTCAGACAGACGTCCTTGACCCAAAATCTGAGCGAGACGACCAAAGAACTTTTCCTGTGTCTGACCAAGGTTGGTGAAAAACTTGTCGGCTAGCCCCTTCTGTATTTCCTCCAATTTTTCCGATGCGGCGATGCCGGTCGCATTGTTCCCATTGACTCCACTCCTGAGCCCTTCAAGCTGCTTCTGCTCGTTGGCATTCAGACCAAAGCCAGCTTCTGAAATTAGACGCTCTTTCAGATCAGAAGCCCTAGGAGCACCATTAAACCCTCCAAGCTTGGCGTCACCATTTGCGTTCAGGTAATCAAACGCGAGCCTCGCATCTTCAGGCGTGAAATTAGCAATCGCACCCTTGCTATTGTTCGCCTGATTGGCAAGGATTAACCCGCGGGCCAGATTGTTCTGCTCTTCAGGCCCAGACGTAATAGCTCGTTCACCGAAAGCCAAGCGTGCCTGGCGGTCACCTTCAAGCTGACGAATCTTCTCGAACGCCGCAGCATTTCGTTCGCTCACATCAGCCAGGTGCTTCAACGCCAGCTGGGTGTCCGCCGCACGAGACTTCAGGCGAATTAGTTCCTGGCCGGCAGCATCGAAGCCATTTTTGTCGCCGCGAGACTTGGCACCCTCCTGAGCCCGCGTGGCGGCTTCGACTTCCTTGTCTAGTTGAGCCAGCTGTCGTCCTAACACCTCAGGGTTGTTAGCCGCGGCCCCTTGGAGGCCGGTCAAACGTTCCTGGCGAGCCTGAAGTGGAAAGTTAAGGGTAGAGAGAGGAATCTGATCCAAGGCAGATCGGGCCGAGAAGTTACGCTGAGCATCGAACTCAACGGACTGGCGAACGGCCGACACCCGCAACGAATTGGTGCGGTCTTGAGTCTCTCCGACAGTCTGAAGCCTGTGACGCAACGTCACAAGACCTTCGCTGAATTCGTTAGAGCGTTGTTCAAATAGTTCGAGTGCCCGTTTGCCAGCTTCACGAACAGGTTCGGCAGAACGTGCAAGCCCACGGTCGGCTAACTTAGATGGGTCAATCTGGCCAGCATCACGTAGGGCCTGTGGTCCACCCTTTCCAATCTCGTTGAATTCATGGACGACGCTATTCAGAACGCTTCTGAGCGTCTCACTATTTGTGTCCACGCCGTTTCGTTTTAGGGCTTCCAGCGTGTCACGATGAATTGCGGTTACATCGTCGCTAGAATTTGCATCCAAAGCACGATGAGAGAACACGTTGCTGATGACAGAACTAAGGACAGACGAAACGTCATTGGTTGCTTGCCCAAGCGAGGCCAGGCGTTGACCCTGAACGCCACCAGACCTTGCGAGAAACCGAAGGGGTTCGAGAGATTCGTCTCCAGGACGACCCAGAGAATCGAGCTTGCGTGCCCCAAAATCTGCCTTCGTCGCCGTAACCGTGCCATCGAAAGCATCGTTCAGATTGTGGGCACGAGACTTGAGACCATCAAGCGAGTCAGACGCAGACTGAACCGCGATGAGCAGGCGATTGAAAGCGTTGACATTCCGTTCCTCTCCGGTCCGTGCAGCCAGCCCCTGTTGGTCCGCACGAGCACCCTGCTGTGCAGCCAGGGCCTGCTTCGTCAAATCCCGCTGGACCTTCTCGAACGACGTGCCGGTGCCCTGAGCCAACGTGCCGACCAGAGTCGGATCGATACGGCCTACAAGAGCCTGGGCAGACTGGTTGGGATTACGTTTGGCTGCCTCGGCGAACTGACGAGCAATGCCCTCTTGGATAGACGGCACGAATGCCGCCGCCTGCTCGCGACCGCTACGCTTCTGGAGTTCGTTGAACTCAGCGTCGTTTCGGCCGCTCAGGAGATGAGTTGCCTCATCCTCATTCTTGTTGGTGGTCTGAATGCTTGCCTTGTGAATGGCCTCAACAAGACTGTCAGATCCAGACCCTTTCACCCTGGCAAAGTCTCGGAGACGGTCACCAACGTCGTTGAGGGCGTTGGCGATTTTGACCTCGCGGATCTCCTTCGAGGCTTCGTGCAGCGACGTGTAAAGGCCGGTGAGCCCACCAACGACAGCACCGATGGCCGTGCCCCAGCCTGGCAACGCCAGCGTGCCGAGAGCCGCACCGGTTGCCGCACCACTCAGGGCACCGCCGGCACCACGCAGGGCACTGAACCGAGTTGAATCTCCTACAGCACCCTGAGCAGATCCACCCGCACCTTCCAAACCAGACGCCACGAGACCTGCGGCAGCCGTGGCCCCAAAGAGGGCGAACTGGCTACCAGCGGACTGACGGGCAAGACGCTCCTCGCGGAAGCGACCGAATCGGGACAGAGCACCGCTAGCCTGACCGAAGATGGTCGAGCCCGGAGCCGTGGGGATTTGCAGTCCCTGGCTGTCGTTTCGGAGAACAGACGATTGGGAACCAACGATGTTGCCGAGCGAGTCACGTACGGCCCCGTTGTTGCCAGAAATGAGGTTTTTAGCAACACGTTCGCGAGCGATACGGGATTGTTCTGCCGACGTCGCGTCTGCTTTTTCAATCGCGACGTGCTTTGTCTCTGCCTGAATCAGTTCCTGTACGACCTTGGCACGCTGCTCCGTGAAGACACCAAGCTTGGTCTCGGTGCTCAGGTTGCTCTTACCACCTAGCCGTTCGTATTCGGAACGGGAACGTTCGGCCGCGATTTCCCCGAGGCTGGAGAACGAGAGGCCCGAGCCTTCCAGGCGAGTACGCTGGTTTTGCCCGGCCTGCACTTCCCTGTCACGACGACGTTGTGCCAAGGCCTCATCGCGAAGTCCGAAGGTGGCCGCGGCGTTGACCTGGAGCCGGTCCTCGAGAGCATTGTGGACGTTGACTTCCCCAGCGAGCGGGACTCCCTGGTCACGAAGGCTCTGACGAGCCGCCAACGGGTCATTGGTTCGCTGCGTAAGCTGACGCCCAGCACGCCGAGCATCGAGTGCGTCCTGCTTGCTATCCAGATCCTGGACTTGCAGACGAGCCTGGGATTCTGCCACCGACTTACGCTGGAAGGCGTCCTCAACCTGGTCGAATCGTCCGAGGTTCGGAGTGTGCGTCAGCAGGAGAGGGTTACCGGGGCCGGACAGAGCCCCCTGGGGTCCGCTGCTCTTGACCACAAACTGGGCGTCAATCACTCCCTTGTTCGCGGCGTTCCGGATCTGGTCTTTCGCAGAGCCCAACGCACTGACGATGCCCTCGATTGCGTCAATCAACCGACGATGGTAAGCGTCGGGAGACTGGAGCAACCCAGCGGGCTTCTGAAAGCCAAGCAACAATTGATTCGACACCGCCGGTGGCTCTGGAGGGGCGGGCGGACCGTATGCGACCCCACTGTCTGCCCGTTGAGCAGCAGACCGCAGTCGTTCACCACGAGGCCTTGCCTTAGCTTCAACGCCGGCCTGGCGGGCACGCAGCCTTGCGATGCGGTCCTGGGTCGCCCCAGCCACTGCTGCCGCGTCTGCCTTTTCCTCAGCGTCCGCCACGATGTCGGCCGGGCTACCCTCTCGACCAGCAACGCTAGTCAAGATGCTGCCCTGAACGTCGGTCGGATTAAGCTTGTTAACCTTTACTTTTTCTTTGTACGCAGCGGACTGTGCCGCCCGCGTAATCTGCCGGACGAAATGAGTATCGAGTGCCGGATGTCCGACGTCAGCTTCCGAGAACTGGGAACCGGTATCCGGATTGACAACAGTGAGCTTTCCCTGCTTATCGGTCTGGTTGAAGTCAAACAGGCGGGCCTGCTGGATGGCCTCAACAGCAAATTCCTTGCGGAGCCCGCTGAGAATCACGTCGTGATTCCGCTCGAGCATTGCGTTCAGAAATTCCTGCGACACACGAGCATCTTTCAGTGGTTTACCACTGAGGCTGGTGGCCGGCGGTGCCAGGTCTCCGGTGGCCATGCGAACATAGCCCCCATCAGCAAACTTCTGGATGTGGCTGGTGTCACCGGTGCGGTTGGCTTCACGAAGGTTGGCAAGGCCGATCTTGTTGACGGCGGCTTTGTTGAAGACGAACTCGCCGGGGGTGAGCATTGCGGGCACAGTATCCGTGCCCGCAGAACCACCTTTCGCGTAAAAGTTGACGCCCTCGAACGCCGGCCCGAGCCGAGCCGCTCTCTGCTTACGAATCTTTTCAACTAACTGAAAACGAGAGGGAGACTCTGGCTTAATGAGGCTAAGCAGCCCAGGTTCCTTGTCGGCCGTAATCTTCGACAAGAATGGGTACACGCTCTTTTTGGTGAATGCCTTTATTCCATCCAAAGCACTATCTGGAATGGACTCATACCTACTCGTATCGAATCCATAGGTGGAATGCTGAATCGCGTGAGCCACGGCCTCTTGTGGTCCGCCCAAGTAGTCGAGGAAATCGTTATCTCCTTTGTTGTTGGCGATTTTTCGCAACGGCGAAACAACGTCTTGGTTGTAGAGCCCTGCCAACTCAGCAAGAGGAGAACCGGCCCGCTGACTACCGAAATCAGTGCCAGTACGAAGACCGACGAGTTTATCGAGTCCATGAATAAGCTCATGGGTCAAAGTGCCGGATACTTCGTCCTTCGTTCTGAAGGGAACTTGTGCGACGCCGACCGTGCCAGTAGCACCAGAAAAGAGCCCATACGTAAGGCCACGACCACCAGACAGTGCGGTAGCGGAAGGTACATGCAATGACGTGGCACCACGACGAAGGTTCACGCCAGTGTTTGCGTGGAACTCGTCAATGGTATTGTTGAAGTGGCCAGCAGTGTAATAACCCTTGAGGCGTTCTTGCAGGGCATCGATATCAAGCTTTAGTTGTTTAGATTTCGCGTCAAAAGCGTCGAAAGGGTTGGCTGGACCGCCCTCTGCGTAGAACGCAGGTCGCGACGGGATCAGGCCACCAGCAGCAAAGTATGCGGCACTGCTGCCGATGCTCTTCCGATAATCCAGAAGCCTATTGAGTTGGGGGCTGGAAAGCTTGGTGCTCGGGTTGTAAGAGATTGGGCCAGCATCTACCTTGGCCGTTTCTTGTGCGGCCACAGCTTCAACCCATCTAACGAGCGACGGGCCACTAACGCTATTCGAGTAGCCCCTGGCTTGCTCGGGAGACGCATAGTTTGGCGTGCCCCAGAAGTCGTCAGCGGCCGAAAGATTTAGGACGTTCTTCTTTTGCTGCTCGAAGTTTGCAAGGAGTGACCCCTTGCGGCTGGCAACGGTTCCGCCTTCAGCAAGCATCTGGGCATCGATGTAGTTCCCCTTGCGGCCATAGGCATCAAGAGGGCTCGTACCAAGGATCTGCAAACGACGACGCGGCGAGAAGAGGACTTCATCTTCGGAAAGAATCGGTTCAATCCCGGTGCCCTTTGCACCCTTGGGAGCCCGAATCCTCAAGATGTGTTCGCTGCCGGCGAACTTGGCTGCGGTTCCTTCGGACGTCGAAGTGGAAAGGAAGCTCTTGGGTTGGAATACTTTTCCAGCATCAAGCGAGCCGATGGACTTCAACTCGTCTTGATCGATACCACGGTAGACGATGAGGTTCTGGGGAATGCCACCAGACTTGGCAATGTGACTGTTAAGCTGACCAATCGTTTGCTTGACAGACGGGTCATGCGGATACGAAGGATCGATGAGGTGCCGGTTGATCCGGCGGGAACCTGACGCGTACTTCGTGACCGCGGCGGGTGCGATATCGACGTCGGGAAACAACTGGTTGAAGCCACCGTAGTCATTGGCGTTCTTGTAGGGTCGTCCAACCGATCCGCCAGTCGCCATCCGGTTCCACTGATGAAGCCTGTCGTACCCGATGGACTGGGCCGCTTGCTTCCTCACAACGAACTCCCCAGGAGTGAGTTGTGCAGGCACGCTATCAGTGTCGCCCACCCCAGGGACCATGCCACCAGACGCAAAGCCACGCCGTTGCAGCGTATTGCTTGCCGCCGAGAACTGGCGGTTGAAGCCGCCAACGAGGGTGGGGATGCTGGTGACCACCTTAAATGCGGCCACCGCGGTGATGAGCGGAATGAGGGGACGTGCCGCGTCGGCCACCTTGATGAAGGCGTTGGCGAGGGTCAGAGCGGTGTCAGCGAAGGCTTGGAATCCCTTGGACTCAACGACGCTTCGCGTTAGCAGGAGGAACTCTTCACGGACCTTCGAGATTCGGTTGCCGAGGGTCTCCTGGGCCTTCTCAGCGGCCAGGGCCGTACTGATCGAGCCGGCCTGGGCCGACACGAGGGCCTTCTGGGCGTCGCCGAAGTTCTCCAGGAGCGGAATGACCTTGGAGACTTCGCGGAAGCCGCCGATCTGCTCGATGATGGCCGATTTGCGGGAGTCCGTGCTGGAGAGCCCCTTGAGACCCTCGGACAGACGGCGGAACGCCTCGTAGGCCCCGACGAACTGGTTCTCAAGCTTGACGTTACCAAGCTGAGCGGCCTCTTCGCGAGTGTACCGAAGGTTGATCTGGAGTTCACGGAGAGACTCTGTCAACTCATTCCGCTGGACTCGCGTGAAGATGGTTCGGAGCCCGGTGGCGATGTCACTCGCCGATTCACGAGTCGTACCACGGACGGCCGTGAACAGAGCCAGAAGCTCATTCAGCTGACCACCGGTCTGACTGAAGGCACCGCCCGCACGCTTGACGGCTTCGACGAGGTCTCCGGCCTCGACCGCGAAGTCACCCGCGACCGAGTTCATCGATCCGATGGCTTCCTTGACACCGGCCGCATCGAGCTTGAACTGCCGCATCACGGCAATCATGCCCTCGGTCGTCTCCGTCATGTTCTTGAAGTTCGGAGCGAGGTCGGCTTGGGCCAGGGTCTCGAGGTTGTCCTTGACTTCCTTGGCGGACAGGCCTGCCTGCTTAAAGACGACGGCCGCGTTCGCCAATTCCTTGCTGGCAACACCGTAGGAAGTGGAGAGCCGCCCAATCTCCGTCGCGACTTCACCGATCTGCTGCTTGCTGTCGCCCGAGACCTGGGCGATTTTGTTCATCTGTGTCTCGAACGAGATGGCCGCGGAGATGCCATTCTTGATTTCACGAGCCATCAGGGCCAGGGCACCGCCAGTGGCAGCGAATGCCAAGAAACGACGGGTGGAGAGAGCGGCCTGACCGCCGAGCTTATCGAGACTCGCACTGGCGACATTGGCGTCAGAGGAAACGTTCTGTAGGGTCTTGCTGGCAGCGGCGACGCTAGAGGTCAACGCGGAAGCCTGGCGGGGCACCACACCCATGGCGGAAGCGAGGGAGGTAATGCCAGACGCGGTGTTCTTTGCGGCCGTGGTCGTGTTGCCCAGCTGGACCACGACAACCTGGGCCTGCTGACCCAACTCGCGGAAGGTCTGCACTGCCGCCTGGCCACCCGTTAGTTCAACGTTCCCCTTCACGCCGCGAAGGGCACTCTGAAGGTTCTGCGTGACCTGACTCAGCCCGGTAGGGCCTCGTAATTGTAATTCGGCAACAATCGAGAAGTCAGACATGCTTATCTCTGAAGTGCGGGCAATGAAAAAGGTCACACAAACAGGGGCTGGCCTCCCCGATTCCGGGGAGAGAGTTGATGCCCGTGCTTGTGTGACCTAGCGTGCTATCCCACTAACTACTACACCGTTACGGGCTTATCCTCTTCATCCAGGAAGGGGGTAAACTCGAACTTGTAGTCGCCCTCTTCGGTGAGGAGGTTGCCCTCGGCGTCCACCAGTTCGCCCTTGTCGTTGACGAGCCGGCCCTTGTCGTCAACCGCACGGCCGCGGTCGTCCACAAGGTGCTTCGTCTTGGGGTCGATCAGGTGCAGCTTCTCGTCTGCAAAGCCGTACTGAACGAGGAACTTGTTCTCGGGCAACTTGTGCTCGAAGTTGTCCTCCAGGCCGTAGATCATCTTGCCCAACGCATTGGCCGCGAGAGCCGCCACCGGGTCGCTTTCGCGGGCCTGGTAGTCATCGAAGTCCTGGTAGTAAGACTTGCCCGTGTCCGCGAAGACCGTGCAGGCCGACACCAGGAAGTTGAAGCGGGCGTTCTCAGCCTGGGCCTCGGCGGTGTTCTGATCCAGCTGGTTGCGGTCGGAACTCAGGAAGCGAAGCTGCACGCGGTCACGCCGCATCTGGACAGCAACGTCACGAGCTTCCTTCAGCTTGATGCCGCCCTTGGCGAGCTTCTTCTCGGCGTCGAGAAGGCTACCCATGACCTGCTCGTAATTCGCCTGCTTGGCGTCGTCCCAAAGCTTCTGCTCACGCATGACCGCTTCGATGCGGGCACGCACGATGGCACCGCTCTCGACCGCCTCGCGGAAGGCCTTATTGTGAATCTGCTGGCTCTTCTGCTGAACGCGATGGTTCGGACGCAGAACGGCCAGGTTGACCTTCTGACCTTCGACTTCGACCTCGACGAGCTTCTTGTTCTCGGACATTGCTTGTCTCCTCCTGGAGTTCCTTGGTTAACGTTGACTACTGATGCTACACCTGACAGCCGGACGCCGGCAGCGTCATTTGATACCGGTTCCACGTCATGCTGTACTTATTCAGTTCCATCTCAACGGCCCGTAGTTGATGGTTGCCGTTGTTCAGGATTTCCGTCCGACACTGCTGCCACAGTTCGTACCAGGCCTCTTGTTCCGGAGTGCGGACCATCTCGTCTTTGCCGTGCCCCCAAAGAGACCCGAAGTGGGTCTCGAACTTGGAAAGGTCGCCGATGAACGAGTTGTTGAACTTCTTCTTGATGATCCGAAACAGACGGAGGCGACTGCTGTCCTGATATCGCTTGAGCGTGGCCGGCTCTTCAGTCTTGCGTCGTTCGTTTACGGACCGCAGTTGATCGTTGGGTTCCACGGCTATTTCCTTGAGAGCAGTTGGTTCATTTCCATCCGGAGCTTCATCCGGGTGTCCGGCATTTCGGCCTCGTTGACCACGCCCTGTTTGTTCAGGGTGTTAATGCGTGCCTGCTTGACGGCAGAAGCGAACTGGTCATTGAGTCCGTCGATCTTACGTGCGTCCTCGTTTGTATCAGCAACCAGATACACTTCCTGGGCACCACGAACCTTCTCGCTTCCGACAAGGTCTTCGCCGTGCTTGGCGTTCTGCCGGGCCTCCCTTTGACGACGTTGGTCGATCATCCAACCGTCGAGCATGTCGTCGTCGCCGATGATGTTGTCGGCGGGACACTCAGGGTGCTCGAAGATCGAGTCGTAGAGGACCGTGTAGCTGATGAGGCGGCTTTGGTCTTCCGTGTAATCGCAAGCTGCGATACCGAAGACCGTTCCCTCTGATTTGCGGCATGCCCAGACAGACCGCCAGGGGTCAGTACGAGCGAGTTCTCTCAACTCGGTCTCGGATAGCCTTTGCTGGCCTGAGTAAACAATGACCTGTTCAAGCAAGTCGGAGGGCTCGTCCCAAAACGTGTCGCTGGCAAAGACCGGCCGTCCGTCAGGATAGTACAGCGAGCACCCCATCAAATAACGATTGCGAGCGATGGCCGCTGCCCCTGAGCAGGAAAGATAACCGTAGGCGTTCCGTTGGTGTGTCAGTTCCTCGAGCTTCTCTTTGGCGACGCCCAGGGCCTTGCGAATCACCTTCCGTTCGTTCGACTTGAAGAGTTCCTTGAAGAGCCGAACCTTGAACTCCTCAATCTCCTTGGGCAATCCGGTGATGAGCTTCTCGCGGTCCTCGTCCCACAGACTGTTCTCCAGAAGGAACGAGAGTAGCTCCTGGTCCGAGTAGCACCCCTGAAGCTCCGATTCGATGAAGACCTCTTGGTAAAGCTCCTGGGCGTCGTAGCGTTGCTCGCGAGACGGTGGCTTAATGAGCAGCTTCGCGGCCTGACCAAAGCGGTCAGTGATCCGGCACCGTAAGCAGCCGGACACTACGCGGGAAACCAGGAACTCGCGTCTAGCGTGGTCCATTTTCCCTGCTCACGATTAGTTTGAGTGCGTCGTCCCGCTCTTGACGGAGCTTGTCCATCTCCTGCCGGTGCAGGTCGGATGATTGTTCGAGAGCGAAGCGAGATTCGAGGTAGAGTTGGCCTACGAGTTTGCAGACCATCTCATACGATGGAGGGGGTCCATTTGCCATTGAGGCGTCCGCCTTTGTTGGAGTTTGGACCCATAATTGGGTTCCGACTACAACGTCCTGATCGAAACACAGGGGCGGGAGCACCATGGCTCCCGCCCCAATACCTGAGATGTCGCCGCGGTTCTGGGCTCGGCGACTAGCCCAACAAATAGTACACCGCAACGGGCCTTGCCGATTCTCGGGGCAGTAGCATCTGGCGGTTATAATCCACCAGACTTCTAATCGAGAACGAGATGAGCACCAGGATCTGTCGGAAGTGCAAGAAGGAAAAGCCGGTTGAAGAGTTCTGCAAGTCAAACAACAAAACGTCAGGCAAAAACAAGAGGTGCAAGGAGTGCTACAACGCCTACATGCGTGACTACTACAAGCGTAGCGACGAATATAAGATCAAGCTGCATGAGCGTGACAAGGAATACAGGCGACGGCTCAGAATAGAGGTCTTGTCACACTACAGCAAAGGCATTCCGACGTGTACTTGTTGTGGGGAGGCCGAATACGAGTTCCTAACCATAGACCACATGGTACGCGGTCAGGGTCCGGAACATCGTAGAGCCGGCATAGCCAGTAAACACTTGCTCCACTGGTTAAGGAAGAACGGCTTTCCATCAGGATTTCGTGTGCTTTGTATGAACTGCAACTTCGCAATGGGAGTTCACGGTTACTGTCCGCACCAAAAGAAAGAGGCCGGCTTTACGCCGGCCTCGCTATCAGCCTAACTCATTTCCTACAAACCGCTTGGGTCTTGCGGGTGCGTGACCGTGAGGTCGTTGAAGGTGATGTAGCTGAACGTCTGGGTGGCATTGCCGCCCTGCGTCCCAGCATTCGCACCACCGTAGGTGACCGACTGGAGCTTGTTCTGCGTGCCGAGGTCGAGCTTCGTGCCCTCGGTCATCTCCAGGTAAATCTTTCGGCCCGTCACGTTGGAGGTCGCGTTCTCGAGAGCCGTGACGTTGTCGCCCTGGCTAGACAGAACCTCGAAGTCCGACTGGACCTGGACCGGGAACTGGACATAGCGGAAGTACACGCCGCGGTGACCGAGTTCGTACAGGGCCTCGCGACCCAGGTTGGCCGACACGCGAATGCTCTGGATGTGAGCAGCGAAGCTGCCATCGACCTGGAGCGGATTCGTGCCGCTGGCGGTGACGCCAGGGATGTCGAGCGGCAGGTAGCAGATGGTGCCGGTGCCTTCGCCGAACTTGATGTTCTGACGACGATTGACGCCTTCCGCGGCAGCCGGGATATCGGTGTTCGTGAACGCCGTAGCCGTGAAGCTCTTGTTCCAAATCTTGTTGTTGCCGACCAGCGTAACCTGCTCGGTCGCGTTGCCCTGCGTCGGAATCGTGTACGTGAGTTGCTGCACGAACACACCGGAGCACACGCACTGAGCCAGAGGCGTGCCGGACGCGGAATTCTGGGTGTCCGTGTAGATCGACAGACCGAACTGGGCTCGGGCAGCCGAACGGCCGGAGAGCGACGCCGACGTCGAAGGGTAGGTCGCAAGGTGGTAGATCAGCGGGTAGCCGTCGAGCACCTTCTCAGCCGTGATTTCGATGTCAGGGATGTTCTCGATGTTCTGATAGATGGCAATTTGGCCAATCTCGAACACCTGCTCCAAGTTAAATCGGGTGTTGATGCCGACGCTCTGGAGGCCGTGAATGGAAGTGAACGTATTGCTGCCGTCAGGAGCGATTCCGCCCTGCTGAACGGCATAAAAGATTCGGCGATTGCTGCTCATTGGAGGTAGCTGCCCCTATACGACTTGGTTCCGTTTGATCTGTCCCAATGTGAATACACCGTCCCAGAGGAATTAGGGACAATCCACATCGACCCCAGCCCGAACCACCGCGTAATGCAGGTCGCCGATGCGGGGACGCTCGTAACCCCTCATTTCCTCAAACCGTAGCTGCCGCCAGTAACAGCCGCCATCACCGGTAGGTTTGATGAGGTCCGGATACATGTTTCCTGA